TTTGTTAACGACGCAAAGCAGATTGTAGAAGACTCACACCAGTGGTCTACACTACGCACAACTATTGTAGTTCCTACTGTAGCAGATACTACAGAATATAGCTTGACAAACGCTGGAGAACGTGTTAGAATATATAGTGTAATTAACGACACATCTAATTTTTTTATGCGTTATGAGTCACCTAACTGGTTTAACAATGCTTATTACATCTCTGGTGAAGTAACTGGTAGTCCTGACTCATATACCTTTAGTGGTATTGACGGCAACAGTGACACTAAAGTAAAAGTTTACCCTAAGCCATCAGGTGTATTTAACTTACGCTTTGACTTAATTGCTAGAGAAGATGAACTGTCCGCTAATACAGACACTACAGTTCTACCTAAGAACGCTATTGTACACAACGCTGTAGCTTTGTTAGCTAGAGAGCGTGGTGAAACCGGCGGCACTACAGCGCAGGATTACTTCCTGATTGCAGACAGGCACTTATCTGATGCTATTGCTTTAGATGCCTATAAGAATCCTGAAGAGTTTATCTGGACTACTCCCTAATGGCTCAACAAAGACAGAACATTTATATTGGCGCTCCGGGGTTCAAGGGACTTAACACACAAGACTCTCCTGTAACTCAAGACCCTGCTTTTGCCTCTGTAGCTGAGAATGCTGTTATTGACAAGTTTGGACGTATTGCAGCACGTAAAGGTATAAAGAATCTCACTAGCTCTGTTACGCCCTTGGGGTCTAGTGCTGGCATTGAGGCTGTATTTGAGTTCTGTGATAGAGAAGGAAATAAAACTGTATTCTCTGCTGGTAACAATAAGATATTTACAGGAACAATCATAATATCTGAAGTGCTACTTCCTGTTGGTTATACTATCACAGCAAACAACTGGAAGATTGTAAGTCTCAATAACAATGTTTACTTTTTTCAGAAAGGCCATCCAGCACTCAAGAGCGAGGCAGGTAGCACTATTTTAACATACGTGTCTGGAGATTCACCAGAAGCTAATGAAGTATTGGCTTCCTTTGGTAGACTTTGGGCAGCAGATGTAGTAGATAACTCCTACACAGTCTACTGGTCTGACTTATTAGACGGTAATGATTTTAATGGTGGGTCATCAGGCTCACTGGATATAACTACTGTATGGCCTACAGGTTATGACGAGATTGTAGCTTTAGAAGAATTCAACAACTTCTTAGTTATCTTTGGTAAGCGTAGTATCTTAATATACAACGGTGCTTCGTCTCCTTCTACCATGACTTTGGCAGACATTATTACTGGTATTGGTTGTATTGCTAGAGACAGTATACAATCCATAGGAACAGACTTGATCTTCTTGTCTGACTCTGGGTTGAGAAGTTTAGGCAGAGTTATCCAAGAAAAATCTAACCCTATTGGCAACGTGTCTAGGAATGTTAGAGACAGCTTAATGGCGGCAGTAAGCTCAGAAATAACAAGTGTCATTAAGTCTGTTTATAGTCCTGACAATTCTTTTTACTTACTGTTGCTGCCACAGTCATCACAAGTTTATGTGTTTGACACAAGAGTCCCATTAGAGGATGGTAGTTACAGAGCTACTACATGGGAGAATGTTTCTTTATTGTGCGGTGTTAGAACTGATGCTGGCTCGCTTTACTTTGGCAACTTAGAAGGTATTAACCAGTATTCTGATTTTCTTGATAATGATGCTCCATACACAATGAAGTATTTTACAAACCCTATGTCTTTTGGTGATCCTTCAAGGATTAAAATGTTAAAGGAAATATCTTTTACGGTCATAGGCGGGTCATTTAGCCAAGTAGTTGGTAAGTGGGGTTACGACTATAAAGAAGACTATAGCACACAGCCGTTTACTATAGCAAAGAATCAACAAGCTAACTATGGTATTTCTGAATATAATGTAGCTACTTCTCAATACGGTATAGTCAATGTAATTGATATTACCACTATAAAAGCTACAGGTTCAGGTAAAGTCGCTACGATAGGTATTGAAGCAACAATTGATGGAGACTCCTTGTCAATACAAGAGTTAAACACTGAAGCACTTTTAGGTAGATTAATTTAATGAGTAACTATACAAAGCTAACAAACTTTGCAGCTAAGGATAGCCTGCCTTCAGGTGACGTTGCTAAGATTGTTAAAGGCACAGAGATTGACACAGAGTTGAATAATATTGCAACTGCAATGTCAACTAAAGCGGACGTTGACGGTGGCAGTAGCGTTATCCTTGCTGAAGACACGTTTACAGGTGACGGCACTACAACAGCGTTTACATTAAATGGAGCGCCAAATACAGCTAGATTGCTGCAAGTAACCGTAGACGGACTCCTACAGGCGATCAGTTCCTACACGTTAAACGGTTTGGTAGTTACGTTTTCTGAGGCACCACCGTTAAATGCAGCTATTGAGATACGTAAGTTTATATTACACTCTACAATAGCGGGTGACATTACCGCTGTTTATTCTGGCACAGGCTTAACGGGTGGTGGCACTACAGGTGATCTGACTCTTAGCATTGCTGACGATGGAGTGGGTGCGGATCAACTGGCAAGCAATGCGGTTGTAACAGATTCTATAGTTGATGACGCTGTGACGGCAGCTAAGATTGCTTCTAATGCAGTAACAGCAGCTAAGATTGCTTCTGAGCCTGTAACGGTTGGCATAACGTCAGTAGTTACCAGTACAAGCATAACAGCTACGGTTAACACGCACGTCTACGTTGATACTGCTGGGCAAACTATCACGCTTCCCGCCTCACCAACTATAGGTCAAAGAGTCCTGATTACGGTAGGTAATTTCACCGACACGGTGGTGGGTAGGAACGGGTCAAACATAATGAGCAGCGCGTCTGACTTCACAATGGATGCGGCGTATCTCTCCATACAATTCATATACACAGATGCAACTCAAGGGTGGGTAATGTCATGAGCAACTTTACAGATTTTATTAGCGGTGGTGGCTCTGCGTCATTCCCTACAATCTTTTTACACAAGTCACAGACATGGGTTCCGCCTCAAGACGGCAACATAATGATCCACGTTATTGGTGCTGGCGGTAGTGGCTCTGGAACCGCCAACAGCGGCGACATACAAAGCGGTGGGGCAGGAGGTTATTGCAGAAAGGACTCTTTAGCCGTTACTACTTCCGGCTCATTCACTGTTGTTATTGGCGCAGGTGGAGCGTCGGTAAAAGGAACAGTAACTAGTGGTAACGATGGAGGCACTACAACCGTTTCAGGTACAGGACTCGGCGCCACATTAACGGCTACTGGTGGAGCCGGAGGAGCTTTAACAAACGGAGCCTTTACTAACGGCGGCGTAGGATCAAATGGAGACTTCAATACTACAGGTGGACGCGGCGGTTATAATAAAGGGGGTGGCGCTGTTGGTTTATTAGGGACGGGTAATGACGGTACTGCTAACAACATTAACAGTGGTCTTGGCGGTGACTGTGACATAGTGGGTGATTTTTATTCCTCTAGTTTAGGTCAAATATCTGGCAGTCTTGGATCTCAGACGGTGGTAGCTCATACCACTTATGACAATGCAGTAGGAGATGCGTCGGCGGGTCCGTTAGCAGGAGCAGGGAGTGGGTATACGAATACTGTTCTGTACCCCGGTAATTGCCACGCAACAATAGGCGGCGGGGGTGGTTGGGGTTTTTCTAGTGCTTCCAATAACTACATTCTTTCAGGCCGTGGTGGTGAAGGCTGTGTTGTTATCCAGTACATACCGTAAGGAGATTTAAGTGAGATATAATATTAAAGATGCTGACGGTAACATCACAAATACCATCATTGCTGATGCTGACTTTGTTGAAGCTAACTTTGACCACTATGAGTTGTACGTTGAACCTACGCCTCCAGAGCCTACAGCAGAAGAAGCTGGTCGCGTGTGGCGTGATATGGAGTTAGCTGTTACAGACAAAGCAGCACAAACCCCAGACTGGCCTAACAGAGATAACATCTTAACGTATCGTCAGGCACTACGGGATTGGCCTAGTACGTCAGACTTCCCAGCTACTCGTCCAGAATTAGGAGCATAAAATGGCTTTAACAAAAGCACACAACCGGCTTGTATCTGGATCAACGAAGAACGTCGTTGACTACGGTGCAACTGGTGATGGTACTACGGATGACACTACTGCA